CCACGACGAGTAGAACCCTGGCTGATCACATCAACGCCGGTATCCCACAACGCCAAATAGTACGCAGGACCGTTTGCCTTTCCATTTGCTCCGCCCTTGATGTCAGTACCGCGTGGACGGATAGAACCGAGGAAGCCGGACGTACCGGCTCCCAGTTTGCTTTGAGTGCATACTTCGCCAAACTTGTCGAGGAAGCTCTCGACCGAGTCTTCAATGTAAACACCATTGCATGAGATTGGAAGGCCCTTCTTTGTCCCAAAGTTCGACCACACTGGCGAGGAAAGGGAATAGAACCCTCTGCTCATGTAGTCATAGAACTTATCTGCAAAGCCTTCTTTGTCGAGGATACGCTCAGCTGCTTTCGCGATCTCACGTACACGCTCCTCAACAGTCATGTTTCCATCAATATAACCTCTCGAGAGGAAGATGCGAGAGTCTTCATTTGCCCATTCAAATCCCATGTTAGTCTCCTTAGAATAGATCGTCTGCTGTAATTGCTGTGCCTTTAGAATATTCGACTGGTCTCTTTTGGAAGAAGTCAGTCATATTCGTACCATACAATTCTTCATCGAACCAAAGAGTCTTTTTCACGAGTTCTGCGTCATATACGATAGCTGAAGAATCAAAACCAATTGCGTCGATTGAGTCCTTCATACGCTTAGCAATGAATGCTTTGAGAATGGCGGGATCGAGACCAATAGCCGTGTAGTTACCCATGATCCAGTCGATAACCTTCGACTCTGCCTTCAACGACTCAATGCACTCAGCTTCAATACGCTTCTGAAGTTCATCGTCAAACAGTTCAGGATATTCTTCACGAAGAGTGTTGATGATCTTGATGCCGACTTGAGCATGAAGCATTTCTTCATTACGAGTGTATTGAACTTGCTGAGCGCAATCCTTCAACACCGCTTTGTTGCGGTTGAAATGCATGATAATGTAAAACTGTGAAAACAACGAAACGTTCTCAACGAACAACGTGAAAAGAGTAATCGCATAGATGTACTGTTTTTTTGCGTCGTTCTTATAGTGTTTCTGAAGATACTTGCGAAGGTAGTCAACCCGTCCTTTGATGACTGCTTCGTTCAGGTTCTCTTCAAACACATGAGTCAAATGCAATACGTCAAGCAGCTTTTCGTAAGCAAGGTTGTGAATGACTTCTGAGTTAGCCATTGCGAACCCAAGATCACGCAACGAAGGATGCGGAAGGTTCTTACCAAGATCTGCCCAGAAAGTCTTAACCGCGACTTCAATTTGGCCGATGGCAGACAGGGTCTTTACAATGACTTCTCGTTCTTGCTCAGTCAAGTCAGTCTTAAACTGTGAGTAGTCAGATCGGAAATTGAACTCATCGGGAGTCCAGAATCCTTGCCAGATCGCGTCAATGAACTGCTTAGTCCATGGATACAAATCCGGTTTACGTGAAATTTGTTCTTCGAATAACATTTCTTCCTCTTTCTTCTTTTTCTTATACGGCCATCGGAGCTTTCAGCGAATCCATTGGATCATACCCTACCAGTTCAAAATCAGAAGCACGCAACGACATAATGCTGTGCACATCAAGTGACTGCAGTTCTGGCATCTTCAATTTTGGTAAAGGTCGCGGAGTCCGCTTAAGTTGTTCACGCACAACATCTTCATGAGTACTATATATATGAGCGTCACCGATGGTATGTACAAAATGAGCCACTTCTAGCGAACAAATTTTTGCGATCATATGCGTCAGAAGAGCGTATGAAGCGATGTTGAATGGCACTCCAAGGAACATGTCAGCCGAACGTTGATATAACTGACAACTCAGCTTACCGTTAATAACCCGAAACTGCGCGAGTAGGTGACATGGTGGTAAGGCCATTTCGGCGGTTCGTACAGGGTTCCATGCAGAAAGGATAATTCTTCTTGAGTCAGAGTTGGTCTGTATCTGTCGAACGATGTCTTCGATTTGGTCGACACCTGAGTCGTTGAAGTTACGCCATTGCGCTCCATAGACTGGGCCAAGTTCTTTGGCGAAATCATTATTGATGTATCCAAGAGCCCTCCCTTGAGCGTCTGCATTTGCCGTCCATATTGTAGATTTTTCGACCAAGTCGACTCTATGTTTACTGTAAGTGAGCTCAGCAAGTCTTCTTTCATCAGTAGATCCTTCCAAAAACCATAGTAACTCGCCAACCACCGCTTTCCATGCGAGCTTCTTGGTGGTGACTGCAGGGAATCCTTCATTCAGATCGAACCTCATCTGATAACCAAACACCGACCGAGTGCCTACACCTGTACGATCGGAACATACTTCACCATTGTCAAGGATGTATTGTAGGGCTTCGTGGTATTGTTTCATTTGCTTCGTCCCATCCTTTTTTATTTATTCTTCGAATATCGTTTTTGTCGTTCACATTTTCTATGATGTATCCAAAATGTTGAACTGATTTAATCTTGTATGTAATGCCTAGAATCGTTTTCAGTGTCGACTCCATACACTAAACGAACATTCCTTCAATGCTCTGTCTTCTACGAGTCTTTCGAATGGCTTGAATAGTTCTGCATCTACAAACGTATCGCAGTCATACTTTCCATGAAACAGAGTCAAGTACAAGTTGTCGCAATATGGCAATGCCTGTTCATAGATGTTTCCGCCGCCGATGACCCATACATCAATGCCAGGATTGTCAGATTGAATCACCTGAAGAAGCTTCTGCATATCGCCATGATAGACAGAATCATAATCGCCATACACTTTGGAGTTCGTTACTATGATGTTCTTGCGACGAGGAAGTGGTCTACAACCAATCGATTCCCACGTCTTTCGGCCCATGACTACAATACCACCTTCGGTATTCTCACGAAACCATTTCATATCCTCGGAGTGATGTGGCCATGGTAGACCACCATTCTTACCAATGCCGTGTTCAATATCACATGCTAAAATTGCATTAACCGCCATAATCACCTCATGCTATTCGTACTTTCTATGTATACGATCCATAAGCCATACTACCACATGTAGTGACTATGTCAACTAACATTTGCGCCATTCGGCCAAAGCTAGGCGACCACTTAGACCTTTGTAAGTGTTCTGATCAATCATAAGTTCCACACTCGCACTTGTCATGCCCGCGAGAACCATATCATTCACGTCCTTTACATCAAGCTTTGAAGGCCAGATACATACACGATAACCACGATCAAGTATCTTCTCCATACGATTAACAATCTCTTTGTTACGAGGTTCATTGTCGAAGACAAATACTGCGTTCTCGAGGTTCTCAAGTCCTGTCGCATTACCATCAGCACCAGCCATAGCAACCGCGTTTGATAAGAACAAAGAGTCAATAGGACCTTCGAGAACATAGTACTTCTTGGTGAAGTCGACTTGATCAAGGCCGAAGAGCTTTGCGCGGCCTTCATCGATCATGATTGTAATGTAACGAATCGATGCCTTGTCGAATGCTCGGCCCTGAAAGCCAAAGACTACACCATCACGATCGATCATTGGAAGAATGAGTCGAGGCAGATCACGTTCAGGTTGTGGTAGTTTGTCGGGGATGATACTGTTTACCCAAGTATTGAACTTAGGTGCGTAATACAAACGATGGTGAGCCTTTGTCGGAATCTGTCGTTTGTTGATGTACGCTCGAGCAGGATGATCTGCTGCAAGTTGGCCAAGACGTTTGATCTTGAGTAGTGGTGATCCGGTTCGTTTGAAGTTTGGAACAGGAGTAGTCAGAGTCTCGAGACCTTTTGGTTTCTCCTCCGGAGGTCTGCTCGACAACTTATCAAACTTTGAGTCGATCACATAATCATTGTATAGACCGACATCAGTAACTTTTAGGAATCTCCAGAGAGGATGTGATTGACCACAGTTGAAACAATGGAACATGGTCGAGGTTCCTTTCTCGACCAACCAGCCTCTTGCGAGGCTCTTAGACTTTTGGCTATCACCACAGATGGGACACCGAAAGTTTGCTTTGTATGGATTTGTATTTTTAACCTTGAACCTATCTAGACGAGTAGATAGAATTCCACAATACTTCAGATCTACGAGGTTCAATTGATATTACCTTAGTATTACTTCGCTTAAGACGATTATACTCAGGTCTTCGAGTTTGTACACCGAAAAGTGCTGTTACCCAAAAAATTTGTCCCACGGCACCTGCGCAAGGACGAAACCGATCACAGCAGCTCCACCCATGACATACCACTTCCATTGCTCAAGTTTAGATATGCGAACGTCAAGTGCTTTGTTTGAATCTGCTATGTCTTTGAGCGCCTCAAGAATTTCCTTATGATACTTCTCACGCTCTACGTGTGTTTCGTCTTTCATATCGGTTATTCTCTTATGCAGCAGTTCTACTTGTTTTTCAAAGTCTGTCTTTCTTTCAGACAATGAAGTCTTTAGTCCATCAATTTGTTGATCATGGTTATGAATCTTGTTTTCATGTACAATTAGCATCTTAGTAATGCTATTCGACACTTCAGCCATTTTTTCAATAGCATCATCGATCTTAGCCGAAAACGTTTGAATCATGTTGATATCACGTTTAATGATTTCAACATCTGTCTTCAATGAGTTAAGATCGTCTGCCATGTTACGTCCTCTTTAGTATATTTATCGATTGTAAGAATTACGGTATACCGCAATCACTTCTTGTTGTTGTCTGATCACTTTCATAACATCAGATTGATTCATCATCATACTTGTGTATCCATCTTGCGAAAGAGCATAAAGAACTGGATCCTGACCAGAATCCTTCAACATCATAAGTACACCTTGGTAGTTCTGTTCAGTCACCACGATCCATTGGTATTGACGAAGACGAAGATCATCAACAGTAGGAACAATTGGTGGAAAGAACTCCACCGGTCGTGTTTGAACAGTCACTACTTCAGTCTTTGGCGTTGAGGTGCAGCCATTAATTAGCAGACAACCCAACGTAAAGCCAAGGACATTCCGGATTAAATTCATTCGCGTTTTTCGCCTTCTTTTCTTCTTCTTTCAATGGTGCACCAGAAAGAAGTTCAAAACATCTATTCATGTTGTTACTTATATCGTTAATAATAACTTCTGCAGCTTGAGGATTTTCTGCTGCATTAAGCGAGATATCAAGATCTAAAAGCTTATCACTCATCTCTTGATTGTCAGCTCTAATTTGAGCAAAGGTTGATTCAATACGCAAAAACTCTTGAGCACGCTTTCTTTGTTGCTCTTCCATATAATTAATAGTATCTTCTTGAGTTTGAATAGCGTCTTTGTAAATGTTAATGCTTGCTTGAAGTTGAGCATTTTCAGCAAGAAGTTGCTCTTTTACGCTTTCATTGTGCTTTACATAAAACACTACTCCGGCAATCACTGCCATTGCCGCGATAATGCCTGCAAGACGAAATGGATTCAAGCCAAGCATTGCCAACATATTAGCCAACCAACTTCTTAATTACTTCTGCAGTTGCGATGCCGTCTACCTTCATACCATTCTTTGACTGCCAGACCTTAAGGCTTACTTCAGTAGCAATACCAAACACCCCATCGGCCTTGAGACCAAGAGCGGTTTGAATCTTTGCGACTGTTTCGTTACGATCACCACGCTTTACTGATGCTGCGACTACAGGCTTAGGAGTTGTGACTGGCGCAGAGTTATCACCAAGTACTGCAATTGCATTGTTGTAACGCTTCTTACGATCATCGATACCAATAGTGCCACCGTTGATTGCCTTGGTGAGACCTACGATGTCACCTGCATCGGCGAATCTGCTTAGGTTGTTTGTCTTCCAAAACCATGCAGCTGACTCAACCGCACCTTTTTTCGTAGCACAATACTCAGCTGCCTTCTCTGCAGTCATACCAACCGACTTACCAAATGCTATATAATTATCGCGACCAGTCAGTTGCTTGATGCCCCGACCACGGAAGTACCAACCATCACCAGATGCTTCATTTCCATTACCCATGCGATCTGCATAGACCTTGTTTGCGATCTTTTCAGGCTTACGAGCATATGTTCTTGCAGTTGCGATATCAAAACGCTTTGGCCAAGTCTTCACTAGACCTTCAGCCGAGTAGTTCAGATTTTCTTCAAGCAACTTATAGTCGGCAGACTCATGTGCAGTTTGAGCAAGGAATCCAGCCAAACGCTGTGTAGTATCAATTCCATATTCCGGAAGTACTTCAAGTAAAACCTTAAGCCAAGCTTCTGGTTCGTTGTTTGTTGGAATGATCTTCTTAAGTTGATTGAGCGTAATCATAGTCCTGCCATTTCTCTATTCTTTTTCTGAATTCGTTTTTGTGCTTGCTTTGAGACGCCGGGTTCACCTTGAGGACCAACACCGATGCCAGCAATGGCTCCACCACCAGCACTATTTACGACTGCATCTTCCAACATTTTTTCAAATTTATGGTTGACATCGTAGTACTGTAGAGTATAATCCATATATGGGTTGAAAGATTCTTCTAAGATCTCATCTGATAGATCTTCAACCGATTCTGATAAATTCTTTGATTCCTTGATCAACCAAAGAGCTGCAGCATAGCTACCAATACGGGATTGACCACCTGGAACCTTTGCAAGCATCTTCTTGAGTCTGAGAATCATAAGATCATAGACACCAAATGCATCTTTCTCAATGCCGGTGAGTGTGCTTCTCTTCTTCAAGATATTACCTTCAGCATCAATGATACCGAGTGTGTATGCTGGCCATTCCACGAAAGGAGTGGTAAGTCTCTTGATGAATGAGTAAACTAAATATAGGTCTACGATCATATCTTTCTCAATTCGTCTACTATTGTTTTGTCTAATCCAATGTCAGAACTATATAACGTAATTCCTTCAAAGTGGATTTTATCTGGCATGTAATTTAAAAATAAGACGAATGGCTTTAAATACGTATGGTATTCTTTTAATTTAAAGAATAACATATGAGTAGCTTCTGGTCCAAAACAATTGTACAGAACAATCATATGGTTTAATATTAGTCTTATTTTTAAATCACCTACTTCATCATATCGCTTGAACAATCTCTTAAGATACTGAAACCTTTTTAGATCTTCATAAAACTCTTCAGCACCTGAAGACTTTTTAACATCGTATGCTTTCGCAGCATATAACATAAAGTTTGAATCGTTAAGAATCATTCAAATTTCTTTCATAAGAAAGAGGGGGATTTCTCCCCCTCTAGTCTATAGATCAAGCGTCTGCTACGACTGCATCATCACCAGTGCCAGATACACCTGCGTCACCTGCAGCGGCTGCAGTTACTCTCATTGGAACAAGTGATTCTACACGACGACGTGTAGCACCTGATGAGCTTGTGTAAGTCTGGACAAGATTCCATCCTGGTGTGTGAAGACCAGCTGCGCGGTTTGATACAACTGCAGCTTCGGTCAAGTCGACGAAGTACGCGTTGTCACGGTCGATATTTGGTGTTGCGTTAGCGTCCGTTGATAGGAACTTTGGTGCGCTAGCTGCAGCGTCGGTTTTTCCCCATAGTGCCATTGTTGTTCTCCTTCTGTTGGCTAATGGTATTTATTCAATTGTCTACTTTAGCCCCAGAGCGCCATTGATAGCAGCTCCAATAACGAGCCTTCCACTTGGGACCAGGATTATCACAGTTATGACGAGCACGGAAGTTTTTTCTGCGATCTGGATCGTCACGTTTGATTTCCATATTCGGATCGCCGAATCTTACGACAACGACATTTCCTTCACCATTACGAACATATACTTTGAACTTCTTGTTTGGATTTTCACTTGTACGAATGGGATCGTTCAACTTAACTTTCTGTCCTTGGTATTCAGATTCCTCTACAACAAGATCTTCATAAAGGTTACACTCTTCACAGATCTGATCAATCTCGTCTTCACGATGTGTATTAAAGCCTTTCATCTTATCCTCCAAACTCGTGTCCAGCAACACGTCTCATTTGTTTATTGAACTCTTGTTGCGACGGTTTTTCTTTGTAGAGTTTGATCGAGATTTCTGGGCGCTCTTTACCTTTGATGCGCCAATTGTATCCCTTCTCTTTATGATCAGTAGAAGTTGTGCGGACTACTCGTCTTTTGTATCCCGCTTCCCACGATTCAGCTTCAGTAATAAAGGTTTTGAATCCAATCATTTCTTAAAGTATCCTAGGATTTTATTCTGTAAAGCTTTCGCCCAGAACGGTTGTGGAAAATTCCAACCAACGAGTGCACCGATGCCGATATAGATGATTGCTTCTAGCATGTTCGACTCCTTACTTACCCGATTTTTCTGAGTGGTGTTGTTTTGCTGCTTCCATTGAGTCAAACTCCTTGTAGTACTTACGATCAGGGGAGTGTACTGCGTAGGTTGCTTTCTTTGGCCACTTGTTGTAGACTTTAGTGATACGAAGATTCGTCTCTTCTTTGAACTCTTCTGGCTTAGAAGCTTTAGCTGCTGCCTTTGCATTAGCCTTTGCTTGTTGAGCACGCATCTTTGCAACTTCTTTTTCGGCCTTACGATCAGCCTTCAGCATATTGCGTGCACCAATGTCGCGATATGAAGCTTCGTCGAGTTCAACTTCTTCTTTTGCGAGGCGATTAACAGCCCGGCCGCTACCAGTGTCACGATTCGAAGCTTTCTTGAGTGCCTTATCAGCAGCGTCATAGTGCTTCTCTTTCGACTGCTTTGCAAATGCACCGTCAGCAGTCTGAGCTTTGTTGGTATGATACTGTACAGCTTGACCCTTTAGATACTGGTCAGTGCTTGCCTTCTTAACGTACGAAGCAAGGGTCGACTTCTTCAGCTCGTCGATCTGCTCGGCTTCTTCAAGACGGCGTGCTTCTTCTGCTTCGAGAATGCGAACCATTTTAGTTTGACGCATATGAGCAGACTCGTTAACACCACGTGACAGATTACGCTGACGACGATGGAAGTTCAGAGCCTCTGAAAGTTCTTTATCTGAGAGTTGATTGATTTCTGTCATGATGTCCTCTTATTCTTCTGAGTTAAAATCGTCTTCGTCTGCCATCTCTGACTCCATGTAGTCAGCAGCACCGGTGATGTAATCTGTTGCGAGTATGATATTCGCAACGATATGGCCAGGAAGCTCATCATCGTCTGCTAACATGGAGTGTAGTCTTCTCGACGCTGCAATGATCATTCTCAACTGAGACTTTGCCATACCGCCTTCTTGGCCGTACTCACCATCGTCTTCGTCTTTTGCTTCTGCGAGCATTTCTTTAAAGCTTTTCATGGTATCCTCTTAGTACTTGACGACTGGGTTAGGGGTTGAGAAGTTCTTCTTACGCATGATGGTCTTTGCTACGATGTCGATCTCATCATTCTTTTCATCGTACTTGACCACTATTGGCATATTGAGGTCTGACTGTAGGTCTTTCACTACGAGTTCAGCACCAGGCTTTCCTTTGAGTGGATTACCATTCTTTGCATAGATCTTTTTGATCAAGTCAGCGAGTTCTTTGAGCTTGATCTTTGGTGAGTTACGATCATCATTCATGCGATCACCGAAGTGCTTAGTGAACTCGAAGTCGATCTTGAACTTCTCGAACATACGATCAACGAACTTCTCAAAGTCTTTCATTTTTGAAGCAGTGATTTCAACATCAGCCTCTTCAGCTTCCATCAGTGATTCAAACGCTTCGTTAACATCAAGAGACTTTGGGTAATTTTTATCTCCTGGTTTTAACCTTGGAAGACCTTTCTTTCGACGCTGATGAATGTTGTGCCATAGCCCAGCACTTTCTTTAATGCCGTCCGTGATCTTTGGCTTCTTTGGAGTTCCCTCTTCACCAGGTGTCGCTGCCTTGAGATTCTGTACTA